CTAAAGAATGCGCCCTGAGCTTCGTCCCAGAATGGCTGTCCGTCAATAAGCCAGCTATCTTCTGAGGCTAGGTCTTTCGATGCAGCAAAGTTGCTGGTAATGACCCTTGTTCCACAGGCCTGAGCCTCCACTGTGGGGATGCCGAAGCCCTCTCCGTATGATGTGCTTAGTAGCACGTCAAAAGCGCTGTAGAAGGCCGCCATGTGCTTCTCTGGGTAGCCTTGGCGGACTGCGAACCTATCGGGCAGCATCACAGCACTTTTATCAAGCCCGACAGCCCTCAGCAAGACAGATAGGTCAAAACCCCCATAGACCCTGCTTGGTTCTGTGTGAATATAAATCTGAGAGTCTGGGTACTTTTTATGAAAAGCAGCGAAAGCTAGAAGGTTCTCGGCAAAAGCCTTGCGGTGAATGCTGCCGTTAGCTTTGTTTGCGGCGACAATCCCAACCAAGAAAGTATCGTCACTAACACCCATAAAGTCACGGGTTGCAACGCCGTCTATGTCTGGAGTTGGCGTATAGACCTTTGTATCTACACCATGCGGAATGTAGGTTGACTGAATGCCAATTGCTTCCAGCTGCTCTTGCCCGTGTGGTGCCATTGTGATGGGGGTAACATTTTCTTTCTGAAGAAACTTGACCACCTTTGGCGGTGGTGTGATGTGGTCTAGCGGAACCCACGAAACTATCTCGCCGTCAAACTCCATGTTGTTGTAAACCCATACGTCATAAAGGGTGAAGAGTACTGTTTTTAGGTCTGGGTGCTTTGAGGCAAAGTCTTCGTGCCAAATCGGTGCTACGTCTTCTGAGTAAAGGCTTACCCCACGAGGGTAGTGCGGGACTTGCTTCCCCGCAATTTGCAAAGTCTCGTGTCGGCCCTCAAGACCATAATTGGAAAGAGAAGCAAACTCCAGCCCAGCTTTTATCATTCGCTCGGCTAGTTGCTTGCCCTGATTGCCGTATCCAGTTGATACGCCAGGAGTGTTAGATGCTAGCGCTACTGCGCCCTTGAGACTAGGTTTTGACATATAACTACCCTAGCAAAGCGAAACCCCCCGTAGCAACCTAGTCTATGCACGGGGGGCTTCGGTCTATTTCAAGAACTAGCTTGCGCCGCCCTTGAAGTACTTGATGTGACTTGCGTGAGTCAGGTCACCGTCAACACGCATCAGCACACGGAATACCGTACTGTCTGTGTTGAATGCGTAGTCGGTTGAGGTTGCAACCTGTACGCCACCAGCGACACGAACCTTAAAGGATGGCATATGTCCGAACAGTACCGACTTGGCACCCGTTGCAGTTGCAGCCATTGCTGGGTTTTCAATGACGCTGTAGCCAGCAAAGCTGTCTGGCTGTCCAACGTTGACCTGGTATAGGTACTGACCAGCATCGTCCTTGAGCTTACGCATTGCACCGATAGAAGAACCAGTAGCCATGTAAGCAACACCTGGGAGACGGCGAGCTGCGCCGTCAAGGGTGTACTGAAGGTCAATTAGGTTGTCAGCGGTGAATCCACCAGTAACGCCAGTGCCACCAGTGACACCAGAGCCAGCAGCGGTAACAACACCGTTTGGCTGGTCAGAGCCAGTTCCAGTGGTGAGTGCTGCGTTGACTGCAAAGCCAAGTCCGTTACCAGCCTGCTCTGCAAGGTGTGCAGAAATGTCGAAGCCAGCGTCAGCAATGAGCTCGTTCGAGACTGGGATGAGCAGACCGTACTTGTAGGCACCAAGAGTGATGCTTGAGTAGGTTGGCTCAGACTCAGCAATAGCAGAACCAGCAGCCTTTAGGGTTGCGGTGCTGTATGCGGTCAGGGTTGGGATGGTGATGTCCTCACCAGAGGTGGTGTTGATACGCTGACCAACATCCAGCATCGGGCCGACTAGACGTGCAACGTCAAATACCTGGTCAAAGAAAGTCTTTGGAACAGTGTCGTCAGATGGAACCATGGTGCGGCGCTCAAAAGTGTGCTTTCCACGGGTAGATGCGATTTCACGCAGGATGTCAGAAGCGGAACGCTCCTGTGGTGCCTCAGCTACGACAAAGCCCTTAGCAGCGGCGGATGCCTCTACTGCACGCTCTTCGTTGCGCTGAGCAGCGGCGATTGCCTCATCTGCACGGCGAATGTCGCCCTCGATGCGGTCAATCTTCTCCAGCTCAGCAGCGTCTAGTCCACGGCCCTCTGTCTCAGCTGACTCGATTACGTCACGAATCTGCTCAGTGAGGTTTGCACGGACTTCCTGCTGAGTCTTGATGAACTCAGACATTGAATAGTCTCCTAATAGTTGTTTTTACAATTACCAGTTGCGTTGACGCTAACTGAACACGGCAGAGCTGACTCACATCCGATATGTAAATTTTACAGGAGGTGTCCCAGACAAAAGAAAACCCCCGCAGTAGAAAGAGTAAGACTGCGGGGGAACCGTTACTTGGCAGAGAGCGTTAGCGCTTTTCCTCTGGCTTGGTTACACGGTTTTCTTTAGCTGGCCTTTCGAAGGGTGTGCCGTCTTGGACTTTGCCATCGCCATCGCCATCTCTGGCGTTTGGCTTGAAGGGCACGGGTGCGTCTAGGCCAACAACTGCTTCTGCCATTGCGTCTGCTAGCTGAGCAATTGGCCCTGACTCAGGGTTGCCAGCAACAGCAAGAATAGCTTTCTTGATATCTGCCTTAGTTGCCATTATTTGTTTCCATTCATTAGTAACGAATACTTCAACTTCTTCAGTTGTAGCATAGCCAAGTCACCCTCGGGCTCTTCGGACTCTGAGGTGATTGTATTAGATGCAATTGCCTGATTCAAAAGTCTTCCTTCATCTTCAGACAATTCCTTACCCTCTTCAAGCTTTAGCATTGCATCTGCTAGAGCTTCGGGGTCAACCTCAGCCCTTTCAGCAATCTTGTCAATGCCCCTGACGGAGGTTGTGCCTGCCGTGCTTGTGTAAGCAGGGAAAGCAACGATTGAGACTTCGTGTAGCCTGACCGAACGAAGTGTGCGCTCAGAGCCGTCTGAGTTCCACTCATCCCCGCCTGTTGGCACACTGAAGCCAAAGCTCATGGAATCAACATCGCCACGGCGTAGAAGCTCTGCTGCATCACGCCCTGCTGTTGTGTTTGGTAGGTCTGCTCTGACCTTGAGACCACGCTGGTCTTCAATCAAGCTGAGGGTTCCTGCACGGGAAGAACCGAGCACGGTTCCTGTGTCGTGATTCCAGAGCAACTTGATGTCGTTGCGTGCCTCGATAGAACGCTTGAACGCTCCTGGGGCAATTCTTTCGATAAACGGCAGGGGCTCAGACGGAGTATTGAATACTGCCGCATAGCCCTCAAAGGTCATGCCGTCTTCACCCTCACGCACCTCAAAGTCAATTGGGGTGACACGAGTTTCTAACTTAGCCAATGCTTCGCCTTTCGCTCGGCCTTCATTTTCCTCTTCTAGTCTAGCAACTACACCTTCTGCATAGCGCAAAGTTCTCTGTGCAGCACGCTTTGACGGGCCTGAGCCCCATAGTAGATGTGCCACTACACCAGCACTAGGATAATCGTCTGAATTAGGATTGGCGGCGGGACTGTCCAAATCAGCCAAATGGCGAGCAATCCAAGCCCGCAGCCTAACCCACTTGTCAGCAGTGACAGAACCCCGTGCCATTGCACGAGCCTCACGAATCGTTCTATCAACCAGCCCATCTCCCCCGAGTCCCTCCTCGTAATACTGGAGGCCTCGGCGAGCTGCTGCTCTCATGTAGCTCGGCGGGGCTAGGTTCACCTCACGATATTCGACTGAATTAGTTTCTTCCGCTTCCTGCGGTGCTTCCTTTAGCGCTTCGATAGATGTAAGAGTTGAAAACTTGTGGCCTACTCTGGTGCCAGATTCTCTCCAGCCACCTTCGACCTGCTCATAAACCATTATTAGGGCTGCTGGGTCTGTTGCAGTGCCTGTAATTTCAAAGTCAGTATCAGGAACGTTGATTACGCCATCTTCGACAATATCCATGATGCGCCCACGAGCACGCCCACCCGAAGAGTTCCAAGATACAAAGTCGCCCACTCTAAGAGTCCCAGGGGCAGCTCTTTCGCCACCTGGCTCCATGTCCTCGGCTAGTGACAGTGCAACCATCTGGTCTATTGCATCTTGCTTAGTCTCGTGGCAACCCATTACTTCACCGTCACTTTTCTCCACTGCCCAGCCACCGCAGTCTGGGTTACTGTCTGATATGTAATAAGGCATTAGATTGTCTGCCTTAGAAAACTGATGGTGTGACCTGTTTTTGTAGAAACTGCGTATAGCTGTTCTAACGGGGCAATCTCAAGCTGTAGTGTTTGCTCTTTTTGCAAAGTCAGGCCAGTTAGCGGGGTTACTCCAGGGCCACCAATGTAAACAGTGTCGGTGTTGTCGTCATTGTGAATCGTGAGATTGGCATAACCGTTGTAAACGCCGTCAATTGGCGTTGCGGCTGTGCCAATGGAGTTGCGCCCGCTACTGAGCATTACCCCTCCTCTGGCTGTAGCTGTACCGTCATAGCGCCCGTGTGCTCTACAGCAGGTAGGTCAAGCTTTGCCATAACATCTGCTGGGTCAAAGCCAACCTGAATAAGCCGCTGCGCCATTTCTACCTTCTGCGTCATTGCAGATAGGTCAGAAGCGTCTACATTGACATTGGCGAGCGGAACTCTAACTGTGTCTGCCGATGGGTCGTCAATCGGCTCTAGGTCTTCAAAGCGGCGCACATCGTTTATCTTGTAGTAACCAGCCTGTAGTCCACGAGCGTAGGACTCAGTGCGAGAGTTGATGTCAGCCCTGAGAAGCCCGTCAAGGCTAAATTTCACAAAAGCAGCCTCTAGGCCTGTCTCTTGGCTCAAAAGGGCTGTAAGAGCGCCCTCTAGCTTCTGAGCGATAGGTCTGAGGGTGTGTGTGACGAAAGCAATGTTGTTCTGCTCTACTGAAGCGTAGGTGTTCGTGCCAGGTAGCCCTAGGAGGTGCGGAGGGATGTTGAAAGCTCTTGCAACGTCCTCTACCGCCATCCTGCGGCTGTCTAGGAACTGAGCTTGGTCATTTGGCACGTTAGTTGGCTTGTAAGCAGCGCCGCCAGTGATAATTGCGGTCTTGTGCGCCCTACCCCAGCCCTTGTGCCGTGAGTCAAAGGCTTCCTGCATTGTCTTTGCCTGCTCAGCGGTCAGGTTGCCAGGAACCTCTAGCACTCCTGAAGTGTGAGTGCCAGAACCGAAGAATTTGCTTGCGTAGTTCTCCAAAGCTTGTGCCAGACCGAAGTTCTCCTTCAGTGCATCTACACGAGAGATGCCACGGAGCTGACCTGGCTTTACAACATCAGGTATGAAAATGATGTCTTCGCTGGTAAGACCTTTTTCCTCGCCCTTGACGTTGAACAGAATTCTGCCGACACCATTGCGCTTGATTGTCACGTCCAGCGGGTTTAGAACATTCATGTTCACAATTTCGCCCCTGCGATTGCGGAACACCCGAATGAAGACGTTGCCCTCTAGTAACAGAGAGACGATAGCTGAGCCGTAGAAGGCTTCTTTGGTAGTGTCAATGTCTGGTTTAGTCACCCAAGCTGGTCGTGGCCTCAGAGCTCGTCTAGTGCCCTGTGAGCGAACGTATGCGTCCACTGGCAGAGTAGCTACGGTATCTGAGATAAGAGAAACTGCCGAGAAGACAGCATTGAGCTGCATGGCGGTATCGGCATTGACAATCGTGCCTGACAGCGACTGAACATCTACAAAATCGCCTGAGCCCCAGACCGTCTGGAAAGAAATGGCTCTCTTCTCGAACAAATTATTCAGCATTAGTTACGCTCCATGGCAATTCCGAAAAGTAGTGCCGACAGTCCCGCTAGAATGATTCCTAGCGGCAAGTAAAGGATGCCAGCGCCGATGATTACCAGCGCTGCCCCTGCTATTTGTAAGATTGTTGCTGTCATACCTGCCTATATAAATACTTGGGGCACTACCTCTTCCATTCTACCCACTGTAGCCCGTTCATAGGCTATAACCGCAGCAACCGCAGCGTCAATACGCCGAGTGCTATTGCGGTTTTCCTTGACAATGCGTGGCCCGATGTTGTCTATCTTCAAAACACAGTTGTCTAGGTGTCTGGCGAGTAGAGGGTCGCCTGAGTGCGTCATTTTGTTTTCCATTACCCCGTCAAAGAACCGAGCGGTGGCTTTTACCATCCGAGCAGCCGAAGTTGACGGGAATTCTACGATTGGCAATCCTTTGTCTTCCAACAGGTATGCCATAGTGCGTTGCCAGCGGTAAGGGTCGCAAGCAATCTCTCTAACCCTCGGGTAATCCTGACAAAAACGCACAATTTCGTTCTCAACGTCAGTTATGTCAACCCGCCAGCTATTATCATCGTCTGGCCCCTTCTCCCAAGCCTTAATTAACCACAAATGTGGTAACTCATCGTCTTTAGGGATGGTGCAGCCGACTAAAACAGTTGTATCGCCCGAAAATGACCCGTCAAAGCCGATTACATACTCATCATCGGGTGTAATTGGCCTTTCTGACACTAATTCGTCCCAAGAACCAGTTGGAAGCCACGTCAGGTTGCTAGAAACCCACTGATTACAGCGTTTTGTACGAAATTCGGCCTCTGGAGTGCGTAAAACGGTGCTTTTGAAGTCGTCTTCGCTGTTTAGGTCGCCAAAACCAGGGTTTGCGTTTCTCCAGGTGTCAATTTCCTTGTGGTTTGCCTCCGCAGGCGCTTCCCACCACCCCATAAAGAACGAATCGTCCTCAATTTCGCCCCTAGCAACCCT